CCACGGATACATCATTTGGTGATGCACTGATGTGGTGATGATTGATCGACCGTCATTGGTCCGCATGGTATGGCTACCCATATGACCCTGCACGTCTTGGACCAATTTACCACCAGCCATTGCACACAGCAGTTGTGCTCCTCGACAGACACCAATAAGAGGAATCCCAGTTTTGATAGCAGCCTCTACTGCTGCAACTTCCACCTTATCACGGTAGCTCAGTTCTTCACTGGCTCCCGTACGGGGACCAACAGATTCCCCATAGATCGTTGGGCTAATGTCCGCACCACCCCAGATAACCAGCGCATCACAATCCCCCTCCATGATCTGTGCAGGAGTAACATGGATACCGCGTTCGTACACCTGATCGAACGGCTCGAACGTACCAGTACCCATACCCACAAACCCCAGAGTTCCGTACTTACCTGTCATTTGATCTCCCATTGATAACCTTGAATCATGTTCCCAGTATTGGGATTCCGGTATTCACCAAGGTTAATGACCCCCGGAATTGCTTCTACCAGTTTACGAAGTGGCTCACGCTCGTAATGCTCACCATATTCCCCCTCATAATTCGTCTTTTTTACAAACCAGATTTGGAATACAGAAGCACACCACTCATCATCATCCTCATCACGATTACTATTCACACCAGCAATGGTATTGAACTGGTCAAATAGATTTTTACAAGCTTCTTCTTCGGTGTTTCCAGTCGCCTTGATAGTAGCCCAACGACTAAACCCATCGGAAAAGCCAGTAATCTGAATGACCCCACAGCAGCCATTAGTACCTTCAAGAGATGCACTGATTTGAATCATTTGTCTACCACAATTTCTCCAGCATCCGTGATTCGCTTTCGGATAACTGGTGGTTGAGGTTGAGGCACCGTTTCAAACACCTGCACAGGAGCAAACACGGCAAACTGAACTCCGGGATTCTCACGAGCCAATCGCTCGGCCCGCTGGATGGCGTCATTCTGGTCCGTATCATACTCAGTCAGGCACTTCTTTGCCAACCGATCAGAAATCACCAGAGCAGTGGCACCAAGCTGAACGCCAGAGTTGGCGGGCCGCAAAGGACACACTATATAGTGCATAGTTAGCCTCTCAGAACATTTTGTGGTTGCATAATCGCTTCTAGTTCAAGAAACACATTCTCAGTTATCGGGAGAACCTGTATCTCTATTGGGATGTGATTACGGGGGTCTTCATGGGCTAGGCGTGCAAAATAGGTCTCGAAGAACTCATCTTGCGACACATGCTCCAAAAGGAATGTCATATTGGAGAGTCTATTACGCACTATTACCATTAACACCCACTCTTCCCAGTCATGTGGATGGAGAATCATTCCAATCTTTCCTTCACACGCTGATCTGTTTCCCACTGGCCCATGGATTCATGAATCATGACCAACTCTTCCGGCCAATGTTCGCTGATCGACCCATCATCTACCCACCGTACCTTAATAGGTAAGTATGGCTGACCAGTAACCACGATTGCCGTAGTACGTAGATCAATCACAATCCCCCAATTGATAGGACGACACATATCATACATGTTCGGGTTGCCACTCGGATGAAAGACCCGACGTGTTACAATAGCCCGCTCGTCCCATCCCTCCATACGCAACTGTTTAATCAGACTCTGAATTTCCGAGAATGATAAAGCAGTCGGGCGGCCTACTAAGGGCGGAGGCCCAATTGTTTGGGTAATGGGATCGTTGAAATAGACTTTCACAGGGCAGTAATAACCGGAACCAGCTCTTTAGCATGTAGCTTCGGACCAGCAATCCACTGCCAAGCGCCTTTAATAAGACGAAGGCGAGTGGGGTTGTTAAATCCTTCCCCGCTGAAGATGTCCACCAGATTATTGCCGATCTTTTTGAAGTGGAGATCACCCACATTACCAGTGTGAGACTTATACTGGTTAATTGCGATTTCTTGATTCATAAGACTCCCTTATCGTTTTGGAAGATGCATCCAGCCACTATCAATGGGCTTGGTGATTTCTGGTTCAACTTCTGACTCGTCCTTTGGCGGTTCAGTATATGGCTCACCGTATTTATTGCAATACCGGCCAACTGCATTGCGAATGTTTACACGAAACACATGCATCATGGCCGAGCCGTGGGTGATATTAGGAAACTCGTCAATCTGACGAGCACCAATTTCCACCAACAACTTATGAAAGGGATTATTTAACTGATAATCCGCAAGGGTGTACAACAAATGTCCCGGCTGGTATAGTAACTGATACATCCGAGCCAACCAGACAGCTTTATCAGTAAATCCGTCAAACTCTTTCTCAGCACCAGAAAATCCTTGTAGCCACCCCACCCCGCAAGACCCCAACCACGAATTAAAAGTGATCATGCGCCGCCAATCCTTCCTACGAAGAAGACAAAATTTACGGGAGGGAATAGTTTCTAATACTTCTAGTTCCATACGAGTTGTTAGAACCGCGCCACAGTACCATCGGCAAATTTCACATCCTTGCGGGTAGTGCCGTTGGATTTGGCGGGAAGTTGATGGTGAACGATCTCACCGTTGAGGAGCGAAACAACAGCTACCTTGGCTTCACGCTTTTCTTTGCGACTTTTTGCAGCCGCTTCGATTGCGTAACGCGCTTTGGCGTAGTTGATGTTTGCTGGGGATTTGGGATCGACTTGCACTTCTTCAAGAGCTTTCAGGACTGCATTATTCATTTTTATCTTCCCTCGGTTTGATTCCTAATGTTAGGAATCTTTATTTATGACGTATTGTACCACCACTTTCAGACGAGTTGCCTCATAAAATTTGATCTGTTCATACGGAATGAAGTATTCCGCACTTTTACACAAATCCTTGTGAGCTTCATCTGGAGTGGAGCCACGTCCTGCAGAATTACCACAAATGGCAAACACAACGTTAGACATAGATGAATCCTTCCGGCATCATGCCGCTTGCACTGTTGATCGACCATTGCCCTTCGCTTCGCTTACCGAAACCAGCCCAAGGATCAGCAGTTTCTTGCTGCACTTCGACACGCTCATGCTCACATGTCGGGCACAGATTGCCTTCTTGATTGTCACACATACCACACATACTTACTCTCCCTTTGTCCAGTAGACAATAAAACCACGAGACCAGAAAAAGAAAGCCAAAGTAATATCTCCGGATATTCTTTTTTCCAGCATAATTCCGAGTTTTTGCCCCGTAAAAATGGCAGAATGCTTCTTAATCATATTCACCTCTCAGCCACCACACTACGAATGCCAAGCCGAACCACACCCACCAAAGCCAAGTATTGACGAAGTGATAGATGAGTACGGCAGCAATTAATGCCAGCATCTAGGTCCGATTAGAGCTGAACGCCACGGAATTCAACCGGACGATCGGCCCATGCTTCGTAACGCGGATCATCCATGCCATGCTTCGAACGCACCTTACCAGCTGCTTGCAGGCGAGCGTACTTGCTGGCCAATAGGTCTTTCTTGACCTGCTTCTGCATGTTGGACATTTCTATGACCGCCGTACGGATACGGCGCGCTTCGTCGCGATGGTACTCACGGCTGAGACGATAGCACGAAACTTTTGCTTCGGCTTTTGCCGTCAGCATCTTGCTGATAAGCAGCGTGATGACTGCTGCATTGTGGGAACGACGGGATTGCAGCTTCGAGATTTCAGCTTGGTTCATGGAAAATGCTCCTGTAAATTAACGATAGAAACGGGTGGCCGAGCGGTTCTTTTTGGTACGCACTGCACGAGCTTGCTGATATGCTTGTTCGGTCAGTTCTTTGCCCTGTGCTCGTGCTTGACGAGCCAGTTTACGGGCAGGGGCATTTTTGAGCTTCATGCGAAAAACTCCTAATATTAGGAAAAGAAAAGAGATAAAGGTTCCTTACGGGAACCACTCGACACGACTAACGTGTGTGCGGCCGGGCCGAATGATTTAGATATACAGTGCGCTGATCGAATAGTGCATGATCTTCTCCAGTTAGTTAAGGGGAACCGGGCTTGTTAAGAAACCCGCAGAAAGGCACTTAGGCTTTCGCCTCAATGCCCTTGCGCTGATTACTTACGAAGCCATCCATCCATAAACTCAACCGCAATGCCTAGAACACAGGCACAGATACCATAAGGATCATGATTAATGGCACTCGCAACAGCATAAAAAAGCCAAAAAGTACATACGATACGTTCAGCAGGATTCACGGAATCACCTTTTTGATCTGCCCATCGCGGACAATGTTTATCAACACATTACGATCGGATAATGTATATCCGTTACCCCCTCGCTTTGTGATTGCTTTTACTGCCTGTTCTTCGGTTTTGAATCCACCGATACGGGCACTTGTGTGCTTCTTATTGCCCCATTCATCGGTGTACTCATACATTCCGTAGATCATGGATGCCGGATTTGTCTCATGTTGATCGACCTTTATTCCCACAACGAGACATAGAATTCCCAATATTGGGAATTGCCGCAGTGCAACTATTCAGGCAAATAAAAAGCCCGCCTTTTTAGGGGCGGGCGATTCATGTAAAACGACAAAACCCCCTTGCGGGGGTATGTGGATTAGTGCAAACTGGCATCAGCGGCCGGATTAGCAGGCTGATCTTTTTGCGTGGCGATGTACTCCAGCACTTCGGCCAGATCGTCGCCCGCATCCTTGCGGAACTTCGTGGCCAGCGCTTCGACACGAGCGCGGTGCTGTTCAGCGCGCATGTTGCCGAGTTCCTTCTCCACTTGCTTATCGATGCGAGCGTAGTAGTCAGCCCGCGATTCGTTCGGTTTGCGAGGATGCTCGGCCTGCACCTTGAGCATGGCTTTTGTTTCGTCGCCTTGAGCGCGGCGAGCGTCGCGCTGTTCCTTGGTCTCGGCTTTCGTGCCGTCCCAATTCAGACCAGCATCGGCCAGCGCCTTGCTGCCGAGTTGCTGCATCAGCAAATAGCCGGTATCAGCACCAGCACCCAATGCCTTGAGTTGCTTTTCGGCAAACTTGAGCGCGCCGTATGCCACACGCATGACCGACTGGTGGTTCTGTGCGGTTTTCAGCGTGGCTTGTGCCTTACGCACAGCGACCGGCTTACTGTCGGCCTTGCCGTCCCATCCACCAGCTTTGGCGTCCTTGTCAGCGGCATCACTGGCCGATTTGGCGATGGCCACCATGTCCGCAATTGCGCCTTTGACCACTCCAACGTCCATCGGGACCATCAGCCGCACGACATCCATTTTGGACAGGTCCGCTTTGGAATCATCGCCGATCAGCCGGTCAAACAGGTACTGGCCGGTGAGTTCCACGCCGGTTTTGAGTGCTGCCGCACGCGGGGCGTGTGCCGCTTGCGTGGTGGTATGTGCCGGAAGCTTGGCGATGGTGGAATCCGTGGCTTTTGCCTTGCCAGCCTGTTTTGCCAGTTTCGATTGTGCTGCTGCTGCCATGATATATTCTCCTAAAAATCAATTGATGTAGGGAAATGCCCTACGGCATCGGTGCAATCCGCACCTCCAACACCATCCATTCTACAGCAATTCCCAATATTGGGAAAGTAGGACTATTCCGAAAATCCTGTAGGAAAATTCCTACAAACCTGCAACTAGGAAAGATTATCTCATGAAACGTTGATCTTCCGCAAGTTGTATTTTTACCACACCTGACTGTTGCTAAAATACAACAAATGTTACAAATGTTAAATGCTGGTTTTACGGCAACAAACCTTGCTTCGCATTCTCTGCCTGCGCATCGTAGAAATTTATGATGCTGTACACTTCTTCAGTGGTCATACCTTGCGAGACACCATATGCTATTGCGTGCACGATGCCGCGCTGTTGATAGACCGCCAACAGGCTGATGTAGACCAACGTAGACATTTGATCGTTCATGCTCATTACCTCCTATCCCCAGTATGTAAGATACTGGCAGATAACCGAAGTTATCTGTAAATACCCTACTTTAGCCGATTAACGAACGAATCAGCACTTTCGATGGCATCCTGTCTTTCCGATCCAAAGGCACGAGTCGTCAAGTATTTGCCATTGATCCAATACCGAACGAAGAATTCTTTCCAGCCTACATGCTCATAAACCGCAGCTTGATAGGTGGAATCGTCCGCCTCTTTGCGCTTGTATTGACGAATGAGTTTCATGCGAGCACCATCCAGAATTGGACAATGAAAAATAGGGCGCTAAAAACCCATACGCTCAACAGCACACGGTTTGCTTTACGAACTGCCATAATTACACCTCTTTTCCGTTGATGTAACTTGCTACAGTTTGGCCGTGTGCATACCATTCCGACACAATAAAACAGATGTGCAGCTCGTCACCAAATAAGGAAACACTGGCGTTTACATGACGGACACATCCATCTTTGGAGAAATATTCAGCACGGCCAATGGCTTCATCCAATTCTTTCTGTACTAATACACGATCAATTTTCATAAATCCCCCAAGGTAAAGCCAGCGTTGCTGGCGTGGTTAAAACACAAACCAAGAGGCAGACTAGCTGCCCTATGGTTTAGGTTTTAGATTGGGTAAATGCTCCTGAGCATAATAGCCCCGATACATTTACCACGTTTTGCGCCCAGCGCCCTGACATAGATGGAATATGCTGGATTCTTTGCTTTACTAGCCAAAGGATTCTCTAACAGTTTCCATTCGCCTTCACGATATCCTGCGGCAATAGCAAACTGCCTTGCTGCCTGCTGTAGTGGTGACATAGTTCCCCCTTGTGAATGAAACCTAAACACAAACTCGTTGCGCTTAGGTTTGAACACTCAGCACGTCCGCTAGACTAGCTAACGATTGGCCTTGCCAAATCCCGACGTTCCAAATGCCCCAAATAGTCGCAGACGCATGCACGCCTGCTATGGGGGAGGATATGAGCTACTAAGTTTTTAAAGAGCAATCCCATCTGTTCGTTGTGAACATGGGTACAACATGCCGGGTCACGCATACCGGCTTCCGGTTAGTAGGCATACCGTTTCGATGGGTCGCACTCCCCTACCCCATCCGTCGATACCGTCTTACAACGGTTCCCATCATACACCGATGGTTGGTCGTGTCAAGCGTTCCCAATATTAGGAATCACGATGTAGCACAAATACGACACGTATTATTTCTCTTGACACTCCTAAATGATCCATGCTAGACGCGCGCATGCGCATATTGTGTATGAGCAACATATCTAGATCATCTATATGATATCAAAATGACAATTCCGTATATTGGGAAGATTTTCCCATGCCTTGCTGTATGCCTATACAGGATTATCACGAATAATGATAGCCCTGCCTAATCTTTGAGCAGGTCATATACATCACTTGTCAAGAACACCACAAATCAGCCCTGATTTCCCACAATATGAAATTGTTGCATAATGGCAATGCGGTTTAGACGCGATTAGAGACCATTATCGGACGCGTGGCGTCTGAGAGCTACCTAGCCCTGTCCGGCAGCGCGTTTGAGGCATAGCCGACTTTTACTGTATAAAAACCCAGTGCCCAAATCTGCCCGAAAGTTAACACTTTCTGTAACAATTGTGCCCATGAAAATGTAAAGTTTCCTTGACACATATATACGCCCAAGTTGTTGAACGTAAATGAGAACGATTCTCAGCTAAATAGAACAAAAATTCTACATTAGGCTGCTTAAATTTTAGGCAGTACAATATTGCCCCCTTGCAACACGCATACTTGCCCCCGATCAATTGCCTATCTGCAATTCCCAAGGGTTAGGAACCCTCGATGTTGGGAGTGTCTCGACAGGTGTGCTTTAAAGAGGGGGGGGGGGGGAGGAAAACTGCCGGGAGGGAAAAACTGCGTAAGGCAGCTTACTACGATTTTTATAATTTTTGAGCAGACATTAGAGCCTAATAAGGCGATCTAGGGAGGGAGGCATCCTTGAATATCGTTTAAAACGATTTTAAGGGGTCTAGGAGACGTTTTTAGGGGTAGGTTGGTACGAGGGTAGCCTGATGGGTATAAAATGGCTTATAGCTCGTTTAAATCGTTGCTCGCCCATGAAGCCGGGCCTCGCAGGCGTAGCATAGTCTTGGTGACATGGTATGAGAGATAATTGACCTGATTGCGCGTCGGGGTATGATGCCACCCCTCGCGTACGCGCGTATTAGTAATACTTATATATAAATAATAATATATAATACTATAAATATATATATATATAATTATATATAATAGATTATAACATAAATAGTATTAAATGTCAATAGGTATACTAAAATAAATATCTACGTGTTAAACAAAGAGCGAAGCGATTGCTACGCCAAGCGGGCTTTGGCCCGTGATTAGCATAAATTTACAGATTTGTCAAGAAATCTCTTGACTTTTGGAACTATTTGTGGTATAATATTATTATAGACTGGTAATTTATGTGAGTTACATACTTTGGTGTTCTACAAAATTCAACCAGTCTTACCTAATAACTTTACTTTATGGGAGTCCATCTGTGCTATCTGACAACGAACGTATGCAATCCAAACAATCTAAACGAGGTCGTCCAGTAGGTGCTGTTGGCCGTTCTTGGTCAGACAGTCAGAAGCTAGAAGCGATCACTACCTACCTATCACTTGGTAATCTGTCTCTTACCTCCCGTGTCCTTAAAATCCCTGAAATGACTCTTCGTGAGTGGAAACAGAAGGATTGGTGGAAGGAGATGGAGATTGATCTCAAGTCCCAAGAAAACATCCAACTGAGTGCCCGATTGAAGCGAATCATCGAGAGCACCTTGGCTGCTACTGAGGATCGATTGGCTAATGGTGACTTCATCTATGACAACAAATCTGGTCAGATGGTTCGTAAACCAGTGTCCATGAAGGATGCTCATAAAGTGGCTATAGACATGATGAACCGTCGGGATGTGTTGGACAACCAACGTCCCCAGAGTGTCAGTGTGGAGCAGATTGACGATAAACTCAGCAAACTGGCTGAGAAGTTTGAACAGATTGCCAATGGTACTAAACCCATTATCGAGGTCACTGATGTGATTGTTGGAGAGGTTATCGATGACATCCGGTAAAATCTCCCCACTTCGTCCTTACATGCTGTTTACGGACCAGAATGGTAACCTCACTAAAGAAGCATATGACTTTCTATATGCCATGTTTCTACGTGTTGGGGGTAGTCTCGAAAGTCTGAATGCAGCTACTTTGGAAGCCCATACTTGGGAGGAACCGGGTCAGATAGGGTTAGTTACTCCAAGCTCCGGAAAATTTACCTCTCTTGCTGTCCCCGGTCCTGTGACATTTAACCCCGTAAATTCCAATATTACCATCACACCTATTGGTGTCGGAGGTATTCAAATTAAAGCACCCCTGACTCCGGGTACAATTGATAATATGGACATTGGGCAAACAGGCTGGGCAAAGGGTAAATTTACTCAACTCGCCAGTACAGGTGCTTTTGGATGTAATAATGCGACTCCACAACCCGTCTATTACCTTGACCCTTCTGCAACTGACACTGCCAAAATTGCTGGTATTTATGCCGCGTTAGTTGCTAACGGTATTCTCACTGACACTCCTTAAAACTATGCCTTATATGACAAATGGTCATCGTGACTACAAAAAAGAATACGCGCACTATGACAGCCGACCAGATGTGATTAAGAAACGTAGTGAGCGAACAATGGCTCGCCGACATGCTGAAAAAATGGGCATTGCCCACAAAGGGGATGGAAAAGACCTAGACCACATTAGACCTCTTTCTAAGGGAGGCTCGTGGGATAAACCCTCTAATTGGCGTATGGTCAGTAAGAGTGCTAATCGGTCCTTTAGTCGAAATAAGGATGGCAGTCTTAAGAGTCAGACTTCTAAGAAGGAACGTGCTAAACGATGAGTAAACTAAGCCCCGACGTTATTCAAGGATTTGTCAGCAGTATCCTTAGCCAAGGATTCGACGGGGCAGTAGAAAGTCCTCCCTTCCACCGGGAAGTTTGGGAGCTTTGCTGCTCCCCACACAAATATGTAGCAGTGGCTGCTCCTCGTGGGCACGCTAAATCCTCGGGTGTTACCCTTGGTTATGGCATGAGTACCCTCCTGTTCCGGGAGCGTAAGTTCATGCTACTGGTATCTGACACAGAAGCACAGGCTGCTCTGTTCCTTGGTACTTTCAAACAAGCCCTTCAAGATAATCAAGACCTAATCGAACTATTTGACCTGAAGCGTAATGAAAAGGGTCAAGTCCAGTTCCTCAAGGATACTGAGAACGATATTATCGTTGAGTTCAATGATGGACATCGGTTCCGTATCATTGCGAAAGGTGCTGAACAGAAACTTCGTGGTCTCCTCTGGAACGGCTCTCGTCCTGACATTATTCTCTGTGATGATATGGAGAATGATGAGTTGGTGATGAATAAAGACCGTCGTGAGAAGATGAAACGCTGGTTCAAGGGTGCTCTTCTGCCCTGTATCTCTGACAAAGGTATTGTTCGTATGGTAGGCACTATCCTGCACATGGATAGTCTACTTGAGAATGTGATGCCTCGTGAGAATGACAAACAAACGGTTCACGAAGGTCTAAAAACCTACAGTAAGGCCCGCAGTCTGTGGAAATCGGTCAAGTATCGTGCCCATAATGAGAACTTTACGGAGCTTCTCTGGCCTCAAAAGAAGAGTGCAGAGTGGTTCAAAATGCTCTATAACGAGGCAGTTCGTGATGGTACTACCGATGTTTACAGTCAAGAGTATCTGAATTATCCCTTGGACATGTCTACTACCTACTTCAAGAAGGCAGATTTCATGCCAATCTCAGAAGATGACAAGAAAGCCAAGTTACTCTACTATGTGACCGCTGACTTGGCTATTTCTGAGAATGAACGGGCTGACTATTCTGTGTTCTTGGTGGCTGGTGTTGACGAAAACAAGGTAATTCATGTTAAAAATGTTATTCGTGAGCGTATGGATGGTCGTGAGATCGTTGATACACTTCTTGCTCTTCAGCGGCTGTATAAGCCAGAAGCTGTAGGTATCGAAGATATGCAAGTTTCCAAGTCAATTGGCCCGTTTCTGCGTGAAGAAATGGTCAAAACTAATACCTTTTTAAACCTGTATCCCCTTAAACACGGGGGTAAGGATAAACTGACACGTAGCCGATCGATTCAGGCTCGTATGCGGGCTAAAGGTATTAAATTTGACAAAGAAAGTGACTGGTATGGGGAGTTTGAGGAGGAACTTTTGCGGTTTCCTCGTGCAAAACATGATGACCAAGTAGATACCTTTGCATATCTAGGTCTTATGCTGGATAAACTTATCGAAGCTCCTACTCAGGTTGAAATGGATGAGGAAGAGTATATGGAAGAAATGCGTAAATCCGATCTAGAGGATACAGGTCGAAATAACTTTACAGGATATTGAGGAAAATATGAATATTCCGGGACAAGTATCCCCTAATGCTATGGGGAATGACCCCAATATGGCTGAGGCAATCGGTAGCCCGCAGGTATATCAGAATGCACCTATGGGTACTCCTACCCCGACCACTGGTGCCTACACTCCGGGGAGTGGTATGGAGGACTCTCAAGTATCTCAGTCTGATGAACAGCCTCAGATTCGATCTCTGCTTGAGAGTACCAACATTGCCGAGAATCTCGATGAAGATAAACTTCGAGAGATTGGCAGCCAGTGTAAGAAGGGTTTTGAGCAAGACTTGGAGAGTCGTAGTGATTGGGAAAGGAATATTGATGAATGGACTAAACTGGCTACTCAAGCTAAGGAGCAGAAAACATATCCTTGGCCAAAGGCTTCCAACGTCAAGTATCCGCTCCTATCTACGGCGGCTATGCAGTTCGCTGCACGAGCTTACCCATCGCTGGTTCCTTCAGATGGTCGAATTGTTAAGTCTAAAGTAATTGGGAAAGACCCCACGGGGGAGAAACAAAAGCGTGCCGAACACACTTCTATTTACGTAAGTCATCAACTTATGGAGGAAATGGATGGTTGGGAAGAGGATATGGACAAACTCCTTATCATGCTTCCCGTGATTGGTACTATGTTCAAAAAGACTTATTGGGATTCCCTACATGAGCGTAATTGCTCTAAGTTGGTGATGCCTAAGAATCTGGTAGTGAATTATTGGACCCGTCATCTGGAACAAGCAGAGCGGGTATCTGAAATCATCGAAATGTCGAAGCGACTGTATCAGGAACGAGTCAATGCTGAACTGTTCCTTGACACGGACATCGGCGATCCGAAGATGCCACAGGATTCGAAGAACGCTCCTACCAACGATGCCACGACTCCATATACGTTCATTGAACAGCACACCTTCCTTGATTTGGACGATGACGGATATGAAGAGCCTTATATTGTTACATTCCATCGTGAGAGTGGCACTGTTCTTCGTATTGTTGCTCGTTTTGATGAGAAAGGTCTGAAGGTAGATAATGATGGTAAAGTCATCTATATTGAACCTATTCAGTACTATACTAAGTTTGGTTTTATCCCCAATCCTGATGGTAGTTTTTACGACATTGGTTTTGGTGTCCTTCTTGGGCCACTTAACGAATCGGTAAACACCCTAATCAACCAACTTGTTGATGCTGGTTCCCTTAGTAACCTGCAATCGGGCTTTATCGGTAAAGGGCTTCGCATCAAAATGGGAGAGACTCGATTCCAGCCGGGAGAGTGGAAAGCAGTAAATGCTACTGCTGACGACCTGAAGAAACAAATTCTTCCCCTGCCTGTGAAGGAGCCAAGCAATGTGCTGTTTCAGTTGATGGGTGCTCTCATCACTAGCGGTAAGGAGCTTGCGTCTGTGGCTGAAATCTTTGTTGGTAAGATGCCGGGGCAAAATACTCCGGCTACTACGACTATGGCCACCATTGAGCAAGGGATGAAGGTATTTACGGCTGTATATAAGCGTATCTACCGAGCCCTTGCAGAAGAGTTTAAAAAGCTTTATCGCCTCAATGAAGTCTATCTAAATCCAGATACGTATGTAGAAGTGATTGATGATAATGTCAATCCCAATGACTTCAAAGAGATTGGATATTCGATTTGTCCGGGGGCTGATCCAAGTGCAGTCTCTCAAACAGAGCGTCTGTTGAAAGCTCAGGGTCTTGTGGAACTTCTGCCGATGGGTGTTCTTGATCCCATCGAAGTTGTTACTCGAGTTCTTGAAGCACAAGAGCAACCGAATATTCAGAAACTGTTCCATCCGCAAGTTCAACAAACTGGACAACCTCCTCAGCAGCCTGATCCAAAAGCTCAAGAGCTTAATATGAAGATGCAGGCAGAGGCCCAGAAAGCAGACTTGGCTCAACAACAAATGGCCTTTAAGTCTCAGTTGGATCAACGAGATCAGCAGTTTAAACAGGCAATGGCTGCTCAGAAGCAACAGCATGATCTGGCTATGCAAGAAATGCAATCCAGACTTCAAGCAGTTGCTGAACAGCATCAAATCCAGTCTAAGATTGTACAAGCTCAACAACAGGCCCAGCAATCTCAGCAACAGCATGCTCAAAAGATGGTACATAATGAGCAATCGCATCAACAGAAGATGCAACATCAAGCCGCAGCGGCTAAATCTAAACCAAAGACTAAGGGAGCCTAATGTCTATTACAAAAGATAGTTTTCGAGATTGGAAGTCCAATTCTGTTACTAAAGCTGTCTTTAATGAACTGAATGTGCGTATTCAGGGAGTTAAGGATGAACTCAGTGGCAATGCTGGGATTGATATCAGAACTGATAGGTATCGAGTGGGATATATTCAGGCATTGATTGATCTTCTGAATATTCAATTTGATGAGGTGGAAAATGGCAATTGAAGCTCTTGGCCACCGACTGACTATCCGACCGGACTTCAAGGTTAAAGACCTTGAGGCAGAGAAAACTAAGAAAAAGGCCGAATCTCTTGGTCTAGTTATCCCGGACCAATACCAAGATGAACTGGAGGCTCAGATCAATCGTGAGCGAGCCTCTGTGGATCAGGGTGTCGTGCTTACTATTGGCAAGACGGCTTTCCGGGATTTCGGTGGAGAACCGTGGTGTGATGTAGGTGATTATGTGGCGTATGCCCGGCATGCAGGTAAATTCGTAAAAGACCCAGACACAGATGAAGACATTCTTGTTCTTAACGATGAGGATATCATCTGCAAAATTACAAAGGTAATTAAAGATGAGTGATAATAACCAAGAGGTAGAAAATCAAGAAGCAACCGAAATCCAAAACCATGAGCCTGATGCTATCGAAGTCGAAGCACGGGAGTCTGGTTGGGTTCCGAAGGATGAGTTTCATGGTGATCCGGCTAAGTGGGTAGATGCAGGTGAGTTCGTTCGTCGAGCACCTCTTTTCCAAAAGCTTGATCTCCAAAATCGGGAACTTAAAGAACTGAAACGTGGCCTTGAGGCTCTTAAGCAACACCACGCTCAAGTTCGTGAGACCGAGTATAAACGTGCTCTTTCTGACCTCAAGACTCAGAAGCGTGATGCCCTGATTGATGGTGATCCGGATAAAGTCATCGAGATTGATGACCGGCTGGAAGCTGTTAAAGAGGCACAACGTAAGTTTGAAGTAGAGCAGGCACAAGAAGCACAACGCGCTTCCACTGCGGAAGTTATCCATCCTGAGTTTGCTGCTTGGACTAAACGCAACCCTTGGTATGAAACATCTAAACCAATGAAGGCTTTTGCTGATGCATTGGGTCTGGAACTCCGAGCACAGGGCATGACCCCTTCGGAAGTTCTGCGACAAGTTGAGGCAAAAGTAAAGGAAGAGTTTCCAGCTAAGTTCCGCAATCCCAACCGTGAAAAAGCACCTGTTGTCGAAGGCACTTCGAAAGGTGGTGGTAAAGGTGGTGGACGTGCTCTAAATGAGTCCTCCCTGACTGATGACGAACGTCGTATCATGAATACGTTTGTTCGTACTGGTGTGATGACTAAAGAGCAGTATATGGCAGAACTTAACAAGGTTAAAGGAGTTTAATCATGACGAATAAAGACGCTATTGCGAAAAGCCCGAGCGGGCGTGTACGCCGTACCCCTGTCGGTGCGCGTAATGTTCTGACTGTCGGTGGTAAAGAAGCCGGCTTTGAGTATCGTATCGTAAACGACACGGGAGACCGCGTGGAGCAATTGAAGTCCGCTGGATATGAAGTTGTCTCTGCAAAAGATGTGACTATTGGAGATCGTCGTATTAATGCAGCCTCGGCCGAAGGCTCTGCTGCGACTGCCTCCGTAGGCGGCGGTGTAAAAGCCGTCGTCATGCGTATTAAAAAGGAGTGGTTTGATGAGGATCAGCAACGAAAAATTAATGACGTTGCTGCTACTGAAGCAGCCACCAAAGCTGATGCACTGAAAGGGACTTACGGAAAGCTCGATATTGAGCGAGACTAAGTGACTGATGTGTGTTTTATCTAATGGAGATAATCTATGGCTAACGTAAGCCGTGTGAGTGGGTTCCGCCCCATTCGCTATGCAAACGGCGCTCAGTACAACGGAATGGTCAATACGTACTTTATTCCGAGTGGTGACGCTACTGCAACTTTTGTCGGTGATCTGGTGAAAGCCGATGCTACTGGTGATACTACCGCTGCTGGTGGTAAGGGTCTCGGTGTTCAATCTGTTGTGCAAGCTGCTGCTGGTGATACTGTTATCGGTGTCGTGGTTGGTTTTGCTGTGCAACCAGGTGTTCTCGATACCCCGCAATACCGTGCAGCTTCGACTGGTCGATATGTCCTCGTCTGTGATGATCCGAGCGTTCTGTTTGAAGTGCAAACTTCGAATGGTACTCTGGGTGTTGCCGATGTGGGCCTGAATGCAAACTTTGCGGTTGCAGGAGGTTCGACTACCACTGGTTCTTCGGGCATGACTCTGGATGTTGGTACTGCTGCTACTACCTCTACCCTGCCGTTGAAGATTATGGGGTTCACTCAACGTATTGATAACGACAACACTGCCGCTAACTCGAAAGTGATTGTGCGTATCAATAAACATCAGTTCGCCAATGGCGTTGCTGGTGTCTAATTAGGGGAGACTAGTTAATGTCTACTATTATGAATAGTGGCTCGTTTGCCAAAGCTCTATGGCCCGGCGTAAATGCTTGGTACGGTAAGGCTTACAACGAGTACGATGTAGAGTTTGAAAAGCTCTTTGAGAAGTTCACTTCGAACCGTGCGTATGAAGAGGATGTGGGGCTGGCAAGCTTTGGCTTGGCAATCCAAAAGCCGGAAGGCGCTCCGATCTCGTATGATTCGGAACGTCAGGGCTTCACGAATCGTTACACCCATGCAGTGTTCGCACTGGGCTTTATCATCACCCGTGAAATCATGGAAGATGACCAGTATGACATCGTGGGTCAAAACAAGGCCAAAGGTCTTGCATATTCGATTCGCCAAACCAAAGAGATTCTTGGTGCTAACGTGTATAACCGAGCATTTAGCTCGTCCTACACTGGTGGTGATGGTGTCGCTCTGCTGTCGGCTTCGCACCCGAATGTTACTGGTGGTACTTGGTCGAACCTGATCGGTACTGCTTCGGACCTTTCGGAAGCTTCGCTGGAACAGGCTGTGATTGATATCGCCGGTTACACCAATGACCGTGGTCTGCGTATTGCTGTTAAACCTCGCTCGCTGATTATCCCGTATCAACTGCAATTTGAGGCTGCTCGTATTCTGAAATCGACTGGCCGTGTTGGTACTGATAACAACGACATCAACGCCCTGAACAACATGGGTATGTTCAAAGATGTGATCGTCAACCATTACCTGACTGATCCGGATGCATGGTTCATTCGTACTGATGTGCCCAACGGCATGAAGTATTTTGAGCGTCGTGCTGACGAGTTTGGTATGGACAACGACTTTGACACTGAGAACGCGAAGTTCAAAGCTTCGTTCCGTGCTTCGTGGGGTTGGACTGATCCGAAGGGGCTGTACGGCTCGCAAGGTGCCTAATCTTAGGTAACTAACCCAGAGGGGGTACAGAATTCAAACGCTGTATCCCCTTTATTTTTTAAGGAGTCCCTAGATGGGTCTTAAAATTCTTGATGTGGCACCAGTAGCCTCTTATGGCCCCACTGCTGTCACTCCTTATGCCAAGGACGTAGTTCTGAAGGCATTCCGAGTCTCTCGTACGGATACTACTGCTTCTGTAAAGTGTGTGCTTCCGGCAGATGCAACCATTGTTGATGTGGTGATTTACGGTGCTGCTTCTGACGCTGGTACTACGGCAACTGTTAGTGTGGGCACTACCTCGACGGCTAATGAACTTGTCAATGCACAAGACGTTAAAACTGCTGGTGGTTTGATTCGCCCCACTTCCACTGTTGGTGCTGCCTTTGCAGCTCTGGAAAATACCCCGCTTGGTACTGACATTTCCCTGTATGCCAAGTATGCAGAATCGGGTACTGCTTCCAGTGCTGGTGGTCCCTACACTGTCATTGTATCGTACGTCCGCTAACACCGGGGGCTTCGGCCCCCTCTTTTAAGGAATCTAATTATGGCTTCTTCGATTAGTTCTGGTGCTCTTACTGCGAATACTCAGGTGGTTACTGGTAAGGGTCTACTAAATGGTGTTCTCGTGAATACTGACGGTACTAATGCTGCTACCGTTGTTGTATATGACGGCACTGATACTAATGGCATTATGCTTGTTAAAGCTGTCGTAGCTGGTAGTGAAAACATCAAAGACATTCTGTTCAATAAAGCAGTACGGGCTGATGTCGGCCTTTATGTAACAGTGAATGGTACTGGTGCTTCTGCTATCGTCTATCACGGAACTACGTAATGAATAACTACTATAAGCCCGGAAGCTGGAACGTTATTTGCGAAGTTTGCGGGCGCAAGTTTAAAAGCGATGAGGTTCGCAAGCGGTGGGATGGGCTTATAGTATGTAAGAGTGATTTTGAAGAACGGCACATTCTTGACTTTATTCGCGTACGTCCTGAACATACCGCTGTTCCATATACTGTACCTGAACCTACCGATCAATTTGTAGCCCCCTCATTATGTCCATATCCCACCACAGGTGGTATGGCAGATATTGGCACTGCTGATTGTGCTCTCGCAGGTATCCCAATTATTGTTGGGGATACTGCAACCCTACCGATTGCTGACATAGCGATTGCCTCAACCTTCAAAGCAGGTTCACTCTCTCCACTATGATTGATACTAAATTTATCCCTAATATTACGACTGTTACTGCCGACTGGCTTAACAGCGTAAATAACACACTGGTTTTTCTTTCTAAAGCGATTGTCAGTGTTAAAGATTTTGGAGCCGTGGGTGATGGTTCTACTGATGATACTGCTGCTATTCAAGCTGCCGTTTCCTTTGCGAATTCTATCGGCGGTGGTCAAGTCTGGTTTGAGGCCGGTAAGACATACGTCTCCACCAAGATTGTCCCAAAAAGTAACGTTCTTGTAAATCTAAAGCAAAGTACCCTGAAGGCTAAAGCCGGTACGAATGCCCCATTGTTTTATGATAGTGGTATTCCCGGCACTAACTTTGGGGTGATTAATGGCACGCTAGATTGTAATCAAGTCAATAATAGTTATACCAATGTGATTGGTGGTGTTTGGTTGAGTGGGTGGTCCTATACACAGTTCACTGACCTGACCATTACAAACTGTTTGCGAGTTGGTCTCTATCTGAATGGGTCCACCTACTCCACAGTACGTAATTATAGTTTCACCAATTCTGGTATCAATGGTTCCGGTTACTTTGCCTATGCATTGGCCTTTGAGCCTGCTGGAACAACCCGCAGCACCTTTGTGTCTGTGGAGAATATGAGTGTCTCCAACGTTTATGGTTTCGGTATTCACTTCTATAAGTGTGATAACTTCACTGCCAAAAATCTAAACTTTGACACTCTCACATACAATAGTGGCTTTGCTATTGCTATCACGTTCACCGAGACTAATCGTGGCGAAGTTGCCAATGTAAATTGTAATAGTGTTGGCGGTGATAATATTGAGATTAATGATTCCTCGGACATTACACTTAGCAACTGTCTGGTAAATGCTGCTGGAAATCGTGCCCTACTTGTTGGGTATAACACCGCAGGTAACTATAACAACCGAATTAAAGTCTCCCGGTTTACCGCCACGAATACACAGGGAAGTGTCTCCTGTGCCTTGTCTGCATGTATTAAGTGCGACTTTGACCGGCTTACTATGGATAAAGGTGTGAACGTAGATTCTACCCTGTCCCTGTCTGGTGGTAACACGGTTAAAGATTCCTCATTTGGTAGTACTGCTGCAACAGGCTTGACCGGCCTTGGTTGGTTTACTCTAGAGCGTGTTGCATTCACTGACTACACTTATCGGTATCTTGGTAAACAAACGGCTACTATCTCCCTTACTACCACTATCAGCAATACTACAGGTGTGTACTCCCTCGATATTGCTTCGGTACTCAAGGGTACGTTTGTCAATGAAAATGTGGCTGCTGGTACTATTCGAGTACATAGTTATCTAAATGGTTCGCAAAACCAAGGAAGCTACCAAAAATTTGATTTCTTGGTAAATAATTATGGCACTGCTGCAAATCTCAGTACCGTCTCTACGGTGGCTAATGCTGTCAATAGGTCTTTAACTATTGCAGGGGATGCTACTAACAAAAAAATTACATTCTCAAACACCACGGTCGTTGATCTAACCGTATCTATTCTAATTGAGTTTGTGACGATCCGATAAAAGGTATCTTTAATGACTTCTAAAACTTTTACTACCGGCACGGTTATTGACTCAGCTTGGCTGAATGATGTAAATAAGGCTGCCTATTCTGACCTTCCACAAGCTCAATCTGATCTTAATGCCCTACAACTTGTTGACTATACCGCCCTGCGGGCCTACACCGGCCCGCGCCAGAGCGTCTATCTCACAGGCTACCTTGCAACGAGTGCACCGTCTGGTATTGCAGGTATGTTTGTACGTGATGATAGTGATACAACCACTGCTGATGATGGTGGTACGGTGATTGTAGCTAGCACCGGTAAGCGATGGAAACGCCGTTTTGATGGCTCCGTTAATGTATGTTGGTTTGGTGCCACTGGTAATGGTGTTACCGATGATACGACCGCCATTCAAAATGCCTTTAATGGTAAACTTCGACGTTTCTTTTTCCCCGGTGGAACCTATAAAACCACGGCCACTCTGATTATCAATCAAGACACTATTATTGAAGGCTGTGGTGGTTCTGGAGAGATTAACAGCCAAATCATTAGTAAAATTAGTGTGTCTGGTGACTTTGATGGCATGGCTGTCAACACCGGCGCACCCGGATACTATGGCTGGTTGACTATTAAGCGTCTTACTATCAGTAAAGAAGGTGGTACATCCAATACCAATACTGGCCTAAAAATGGCCAATTTTGGTCCGCATGTTATTCTGGAATCGGTAGCCTGCTGGCACTTTGCCACTGGATTTGACCTCTATGCAGGTCTTATGCAACTAAATAGCTGTGAAGCTCGCTTCAATACTCTCGGCTATAAGGTAAAGGGTACATCATTCGTGGCACAGAACTGCTATGCGAAAGATGGTGTAACCGGCTATCGTATTATGGATCAGACCGTTTATTCCTGTCTGATTAGCTGTGCCTCTGATAACAACACTGGCAATGCCTATGAGTATATTGGCACTACTGGACCTTTTACGACCAACTACCTAGATACCAGTAGTATCGTAGAAATGCACAATTGCGGCGCTGAAGTCTGCGGTGGTTATCTATATGTAGACGGCAGGTTCAAACTGGATGTGTCCAGCCCAATTGTATCAAACATCAGTGGCAAACCGGGCTTTTTGAATGTGGAGAGCGCCCGTAAAGTGTACTTACGTGGGTTGGATAAAATCCCACTTACAGATTGGCTATATATTAATACAGCCAAATGTACCCCTGATGTGGTGGTAATTGAGGGAGACATGCCTAACCAAAATCTGGCATCGCCTCCGGCACCAACTTATAATAATATGCCTGCTGCGGTTTCGGCAACTAAGACCTCCTACGGACTTACTCCGACTACCTCTGCGTTAATGCCACTTGCTAAGACTCGTGTCCCCTACTTTAATAGCAACAGTGTCGGTGCAGGGGCAAACAACTATTCGGTTATTGAAAAAGGTGTGTTCGCTTCTCAGGCAACGTCTGCAAGTAAATTACGCTTCCGAGCCAAGGTGTTAAGTAATGGCCATAAGGTCTGTGCTCGTATCAAGTTCCTAGCATTGAATACTAGTGGTGCTGGAGACTCTGGTGGTGATATCTTCCTAACGGCTCAGAATTCAGGTGGTGCAATTAACCGGAATGCGAAGTCTACGGCAACCGATGTCACTGTGACGATGAGTGCATCTGCACTTCAACCAGATGGCAGTACGTATGTCTATTTCGATATCTCATCTACGCAAAGCTTCCAATACCTATGGGATGCGGAATGTTATTGTGTGTATGAACTGTTCCAGCCTGATATGGTTACGGAATACAACAACTGGACTGTCTCTCGCACGTAATATAGTTATGGAGATCAATATGACAGATACGTCGGCAGTTCTAAGTATAACCACCCGAATTACTGGTGACGTTTTGTCATTTGGTATTGTACTTGGAACCCTAGCTCAGATTTTGCCCCCACTTGCAGCCCTGATATCAATCTTATGGATTGGATTTCAATTCTATAACTCTGAGCCATTTCAAACATGGCTAAAGAAACGAAAGGATAAATGATGCCATTAGCTATCTTGGATGCAATCCCAGCACTGATTGGTAAAGTAATTGATCGAGTGATTCCAGACCCGGTGCAGCAGGCCGAAGCGAAACTCAAGGTAGCTGAACTGGCACAAAATGGGGAACTTGAGCAGCTACATGCAGAAGTTCAACTTGCCACTGGGCAGATGGACATCAACAAAGTGGAGGCTGCCAGTTCTAGCACTTTTGTGAGTGGCTGGCGTCCCTTCATTGGCTGGATTTGTGGAGCTGCTCTTGCTTATGTAGGATTGGTGGAGCCACTGGCACGTTTCATTGCACAAGTTGCTTTCCATTATAATGGAGCATTTCCTATTATTGATACTAATTTGACCATGCAAGTTCTGCTGGGTATGTTGGGTCTCGGTACTCTACGTACGTATGAAAAAAAGAATGGGGTGGCATCTTGAGTTCCTCGTTTAATATGACCAGTGATGCAATCGTTAATGCAGCACTTCGTAAACTGGCAGTCTTGGGGGATGGTGGTTCGCCGTCATCCACCCAACTGTCCAATGGTACTCAGGCACTTAATGTCATGCTCAAAACCTTTCAGGCTAAGGGCATGCCGTTATGGGTAATCTCTGAATACCTAGTGACTCTGACCGCCACGAAGTCCTACACTTTTAGTGAAGGCACTAACATTCCAGCACCTCTAAAGGTTACACAAGCTACTCTGGTAGACAATTTGGCAGGTACAATTATTCCGATGAATCAAAAAACTCATCTGGATTATAATCTGCTGCCGTCTACGGTTGCTACAGGTGCTCCAATTCATTATTGGTATGAGCCACTGAATCAGACTGGTGTGTTGCATATCTGGCCTACTCCAGATGATTACTCGATTGCTAATCGTCAGATCAAGTTGGTGTATCAGAAGCCATTCCAAGATGTTGTGAGTGGTACAGATAACCTTGATTTTCCGCAGTACTGGCTTGAAGCAATTATATATGGGTTAGCATATCGTCTCGGCCCTGAGTTCGGTATTCCCTTGCAGGATCGTCAGGATTATGCACGACAAGCTGAGTATTTCTTACAAGAAGCACTGTCATTTGGAACCGAGGAGGGCAGTTTGTTTCTACAGCCTGATTGGGTGACTTATGGCCGCTAATCCCTACTATAGTACCTATACTACTAAACGAGTTAGCTTTGTCGGAAATCCGGAGCAACGCACTGGTGCTTCAATTACTAAAGATCAAATCTTCATTAACTTCTTTGCAGAAGCCAAGAAAGGGATCGAAGGTAATAAGTTTTATCTAGAACAGCGTGGAGGTCTCCAATACCAGTTGGGCACTACTTCCGGCCAAGGCCGGGGTATCTACTACTGGAATGGAAGTACCTTCTACGTGGTTGGGAACACCCTATACAGAAATGGAAGTTCTCTACAAGTTCTGTCCACCTCTACAGGTGCTGTTGGATTTCAGGAATTTGCCAACAATACTAATCAGAACTTCCTAGTTGTGTTGGATGGTATCTCAGGATGGGTCATCGATAGTTCTAATTTGGTGACTCAGATCACGGATGCAGACTTCCCCACCCCACATGTGGTCCACTGTGGGTATATTGATGGATACTTGGTGGTTGCTAAGCAGGGTACTGCCGATCTGTACAACAGTAATCTACTTGATCCGTTGACTTGGACTGCTGGTGATTTCATCACGGCTGAGACCTTTCCTGATCCAGTGCTTGCTGTTTGTCGTCAGAATAACTACATCGTAGCTGTGGGTTCCCAGACTACCGAATATTTCTATGATACTGGTACGTTCCCCGGAACTCCCTTTGCACGCAACAGTGCAGCACTACACCAGATTGGTATTGCTGCTCCTGACACCCTTTCTCAGATTGAAGAACAGGTAGTGTTTGTGGGACAGACACAGATGGGTGGTCGCACTGTTTGGGTATTCAATGGGTTTAATCCTACTGAGATTGGTACGGAGCCGGTACGCCAGAGCCTAGACCATGAGGGTACTAACCTAGTGAATGCCAAGGCGTTTTGTATCCGATCAAAGGGACATAAGTTCTATGTATTGAACCTCACGAACGTTACTTGGGTATTTGATTTCGATAGTCAGATGTGGCACCAATGGGCTGATTATACCGGGACTGCCAAGTTCAATTGTGATTATGCAAGTGACTACTCCACTGGATATCCATTACTTCTGGACCGTGCTACCGGATATGTCTACACTATGGTGGAAGGTATTTCGACGGATGCAACTAGTCCAACATCAACTGCCAACATCACAAGTGTAGCAATCAGTGAAAAGCAGGACTTCGGTAGTATGAATCAAAAATTCATGCATCGATTTGCACTGATCTGTGATGTACCCAATGGTAACAACTCTACTTCCTGTACACTGTACTGGACCGATAATGATTATCAGTCCTACTCGTCTGGAAGAAGTATTGTGATTAGTGACACTATGCCTACCATCACTCAATTGGGGATGTTCCGTAGGCGTGCTTTTAAACTGGTTTATTCTGGAGCATATCCACTTCGTCTGGAAGGCTTTGAGGTAGACATTAACAACGGTTCTCAATAAGGAAATTAAAGATGGCATACAAAGCTGAAAACGCCGATGACTATGATGCACAGATTGAGGCCAAGAAAGCTGCTGACCTAGCCTTCCGTCAACAAATTAGCACTCCGGAGGGCATGGCTGCTTATAACAATCAAGTGGCCCAGCGATGGAGTGATATTCAGAATCATACAAATGGGTATGAGGATTTTGGAGGCGGCGGTTTCTTAGACAGTCTTGGTAAGATTATTGATCCTATCATGAATGGAATCATTAAATATGGTCCCATAGTTTATGGTGCAGCGGTAGGTGCGGATGCTCTTGGTCTATTTGGTAGTGGTGCTGCCGCTGCGGGAGAAGGAGCTGCTGCCGCTGGTACAGCAGCCGATGCAGGATTAGGGTCGATCAGCGGAGCTACTGCTGGTGCTGCTTCTGCTGGTGGTCTTGGAGCAGGTACTGCGGCAGGGCTTGGTGGACTAGCGGATGCTGCAATTCCTACCGTAACGATGACTGCCCCGGCAGCTAGTGCGGGTGCTGGAATAGGTCTTGGTGGTCTCGCCGCTGGCGGTGCTCTTGGAGCAGGACTGGCCGGATTGGACTTTACTCCAAATCCCGGTACTCTTCCTCAAGACCCTCATCTTGGTGATCTCCCTGATAATATCCAAGGTCCGGATTCTGGTATTGATCCTGACATCCCAGTAGTCACGGTTACGGGCCAAAAGCCTCCGACTTCCGGCCTTGGCGGTCTTATTGTACCTCCGGTTGATTACACTCCAAATCCGGGTACTATTCCCATTGCTCCAATCCCCCTGCCGGTGGTTACTCCTTCCAGTGGTGGTACGAGTTCTGGAGGTACTACTGGTCTACCTACTGGTGTAGGTATCGGAGATATTCTGGGAGGTTTGGGTAGTATTCTTGGTGCCTATACTGGCTATCAACAGAATACCGCGGACAAGGACTACTGGCAGAATTACATGGACCAGTTGACTGGTATGTATAAACCCGGTACTCCGGAAGCTACCATGATGGAACAAAAGATGAATGCTCAGGATGCTGCTGCTGGCCGTAATAGTCAATATGGTATTCGTGCACAGAACTTGGCAGCTATGCTCGCAGATCAACGATCCAAGATCATGACCAGCCCGTCGTTTTATGCAATGGGAGCCGCATCTAGGGGCCATTATGATAACAGCCTTAACGGCATCTTCAATGCTCTTGGTTCTGCGGGTAGCTCTGGTTCCGCACTCAGTAATCTTTTGGGTGCTGGTAGTTCGTATCTGAATAATCTGTTCTCTCCGGCTTCTGCCCCTACGAGGTAATTAAATGAGTCCATATGAACTAAACACGATGTTCCAAAATGGTATGGGTAATCTTGCTGCTCTACAAATGGGGCAGCAATCTGGCCTAGACCGTCAAGGGATGCAGGCTGATCTGATGAGTAAGCAACTTGCTAATCAACAGACACAGCAACAAATTAATCAAGCTGATGTGATGAATCCCTTGAATGCTCAGTTCATGCAGGGCCGTCTTGCCGCTCAACAAGCTGAACTTCCGGGTATTGTGGGACAATCACAATCTACTGCTGCACAAGGTCAGTATGACACCCAAGTGCTCGGAAAAAAAGTAGCAGCACGATTGAGCCAACTCGGGGATCAAATTGGTAGTGATGGTATGCGTAAGCTGGGGCGTACTGGTGAGATTGCAATGCAAACCGCACAAATATTGAGTCAGTATCCCCCGGCTCTTCATAAACAACTAGCACCACAGATCATGCAACAGTTTGGTGTTGATCCCAATGATCCCGTACTAAAGGGTGTTGAGAACATGCCGGATAGTGAAGTGGTCAAGAGCCTTGCAACTCTCGGTTCTGGTATGTCTATGGCTTCGGGGGACTTCCTACAAAAGTCGGCACTTGAAGCACAACGTACTGCTGCTCAACGTGATATTGCAACGGGGAATAACGAGACCCAACGGTATGTTGCGGACACGGCGGCTAATTCCCGTATACAGGCTGCTGAAAAGCGTGTTCAGTCTATGTATGCCAAGATGAATACTGATCAGAAAATCTCTACTATTGAAGATGAGATTGCTGAGGGCACCGCCTCTCCTGCACGTGTTGAAGAACTTCATCGTCTACAGGCGCAGCGTCTTAAAGAGCGGGCTGCTGGTGCTAATGCACTACCTGCGCAAATGACTGGTCAATCCACTCCTCTGCAAAATGCTGCTGCTGCTGTACAAGGTACTCAAGCGATCCCGGTCCCACAAGGTAAGACTATTCCGCAAGGTGCTATTGAAATGCTCAAATCTAATCCGAAACTTCGAGATCAGTTTGATGCGAAGTATGGAGCAGGTGCTTCTAAAACAATTCTAGGAAACTAATGGAAAATAACCCGTTCGATAAATTTGACAGTGCAAACCCGTTCGACCAGTTTGACGATCATGAGGATTCGTTCTCTAGTAAAGCTGGTAAGGTACTGGACAAAGCATTTCATACTGTTGGGGCTGCTTTTGGCCCCATCAATGAGGCTGCCTCTAACTTCGTAACGGGTCTTCCCGCTGGTCTTGGTGGTGGTATTACCTATCTAGGTGGCCTGATGACGGGTGATCCTGATGCAGCTTTGGCTGTTAAACAGGGTACTGAGAAGGCAATCAATGATAAGATTCAGTATGATTCTCAAAGCAAGTATGGTAAGCAGGCTACCGAGGGACTGAACAAAGGTATACAAAAGATCGTAGAAAGTGGTGGTCCTACCTTTGATACCTTGGCGAACTCTATTCCATTTGTGGGTAAAGACTTGGGTAGTAATCACCTTGCCAACGAGGCTATTGGTAAAGCGGGTACTGAGATTGCTCTTAACCTACTTCCCATTGAACGCCTTGGTGGAGCATTTAAAGGCAAGGGTGAGCTGAATACTAAAGCTGCTGATAAAATAGAAGCCACTATCAAGAAGGATGAGCCAGCCCCTAAAGCAGAGGCCAATCCCTTTGACCAGTTCGACAGTGGTACTGTAGCACATGCAGATGACTTTGCAGCCGTCAATCCGTATGACGTTGGCGGTCATGTAACGGAGGCTCAAGCTGGTCGGCCTGCTACCATTGACAACGCTCAGGGCGATCTATTCGGCAGTAAGATTCTAGAGGATGCTCAAGAAGCACCAACTGGCACTCCTGTCACTGATGAATTGGCTCGCCGAGATCAGGTAGATCGGGGGATTGCTAATTGGGAACCTGAGAAATCGTATGATACCATTCCTAATAGTGGGATTATGCAAGATGCCTTTGATCGTGCTAATCGTACTAAAGCATTTGATGATATGGATGCCCATAAGCAGGCACAGATTGATGCTGCTTATGAAATGCAGGAACTGGCAAAGCAAAAAGACTTCAATAAGATGGAAGCTCAGCGTGAGCTTGACTTTGCCGAGTCCGTAGGACGGATCGAGAACAGCCCCACTCGTTCCTTCTTCCTTGATCCCCGTAACATGGACAAGGTGGACTTTCATAGTGAGCACGATTTTGCTAATGAGTTCGTGGGTGATAAGTCTCTAATGGCTCCGGAGCACAGTGCCTCTATGGCTGAACACTTAGTCAGTGGGGATGTTAATGCTGCTCTAGATACTATTGTGCATAATCATGAGAATGTGGCCTACCGTAATCTGGCTGACTACCTCAAAGGTAAGTTGGAAGGTCTGAACATCCGTGTGCATGATGAAGGTATCTTGGACATAGGTGATCGTCAGGCTACTGGCTATTATGATCCTACTACTCGTACTGTTGGCTTTTCGAAAGTGGGTGCTGTAAGTCCTCATACGGTTCTTCATGAACTAGTGCACGCGATCTCTTCGGACTTCATCAATAGTCGTCCCAATGATCTGCGAGTGATGGGCATCAAAGACCTCTTCCATAAGCTGTCAGATATGGGTATGCAGAAGGAGTTTCCGAGCATTGTGAATCCGAAGGAGTTTCTGGCTGAAGCATTCTCTAGTCCGGAATTCCAGCAGTATCTCAAGGAACACAAGCTTGAGAATCAGAACCGCTCTACGTGGCGGCGGTTTGTAGACAATGTGAAGAGTATTCTAGGAATGTCGGGCTCTACCCGTACTCCCATCTCGGATGCTCTGGAACATACGCTTGACTTGGGTAAACAGATTGCTGAGGCTGGTAAGGACACTACTAAGAGTACTCTAGAGGATGCCGGTATGCCTAGTAAGCTATCGGACCTGATGGTAACTCGTAAGAAGAAGCCTGAACCCGTAAACACCAAGAACTTTGAAGATGTTCAACGTCTGAAGGTTCCGGGTCTGGAGGGTCCGATTTCTGACTTTACCTTCTATGATAAGCCGATGGATGAAATCATCGGCATGGCAAAGCAGGCTGACGATATCCCCAATACCATGTTGGAACGTCTAAGTCACCAGTTACAGGCAGGTGGTTTGTTTGAAAGCCTCAAGACCCGTAATCCGGTAGTGAAGTATACTTACGAGCGTATGACTAGGGCTACTCAAGAGTTCTCCCGCAATGTCAAGGATTATCTGACGAATCCGGAGACTGGCCTAGTGCCTCGCATGCGCGAGATCACTCCAGAGGAGAAGGGTGAAATTTGGGCAGTACAAATGCTTCATGAAGGCCACAAAGAACTCAGTGGTCAGGAACTTCGAGAAGCAGGAATGAATGAGAAGCAAGTGGCCTACTACCTCAAGCAACGAGAAATTGATAACCGGTTCTTTAAGGACTTCAATGATACTCGTGCTCAACTAGGTATGAAGCCGATTGATAAGCGTACTGCTCACATTGCTGGTCGCTTTATGGGTGACTTCTCCAGATTCGTATTTGATGCCGATGGTAAGATCGTAGGCCGTATTGCTGGCTCTACTCGTTGGGAACTGGATAAAATTTCGAAGTTCATGGCTGAGAAGCACCCAGAGTGGCAAATGGGTAAGCGTGAATACAACACCCTAGGCCGTGGTAAGCGCCCTGCTGATCGCTTTGGCGGTCTGATGGAAGCTATCAACTTCATCGAGCGCACTGATGCAAGTGCTGCTAAGCTGTTTGAGACCTATCGGGATTACATGCAGAGTGATGCAATCAACTATTTGAATGCTACTCGTCATGCTAAGGCTAAGGTCAAAGATGCTGGTGGTATTGTTGGTAGTCAAGGCAACAAGCCGTGGGAAACGGCTATGAAGAATGCCGAAGAAGGTATGAAGGCACAGATTGCGTACTACGAACAGGGCTATTCGTGGATGGCAATGGAGAAAGCAGTTCACGATCTGAAACCGCTATTGGGAGATGAGGAAGTAGTTAAGCAGACTCCAAATGCTACGGAATGGGCAAAGCAATATGTTGACCATGCCCTTGGACGTAATCAAGGAGTTCTGGCAGATGCTGCTAACTGGACTGTATCTAAGCTAGGAGAGTTCAGTGGTATTGGACATAGCAATATGTTCAAGGCATCAAACTTGGTGAAGCACTTTGCCATGCAGAAGTTTATGGGACTGTTGAATATTCCATTCTCGATTACTCAGCTTATGCAACCATTACAGGTTCACCCCGGTATGATTGCTTTGTTGAAGAATCGTGGTCTGGAGTTCAGTGCTACCACTGCTCAGGTTAAGGCAGCTAATACCTATCTACATGGTCTTACTGACGAAAAGATGACTAAGCTGAGTGGCTTTGAAAAACAAGCCCTTGACTATGCTGCCAAGAATGGTATCATGGATGTGAAAATGGCAGACCATACCAAGGATATTAATCAGTCTCCGATCATGGAGAATTACCATAAGATCGCAGACCTTAATATCACGATTCCGGAACACCTGACTCGCGGTATATCCTTCCTGTTCTATTCTCATTTGCTCAAAGACGCTGGTATCCCGACTAAGGATATCTTTGGTGCTGCTGAGAACATGACGAACTTCACGATGGTGAATTACCATCCTATCGAACGTCCGATGGGGTATGCAAAGCTCGGCTGGCTTGGTGACATTGCAAGTACCCTTACTCGGTATAAGCATAACCAAGCAAGTCAAATGGCGTTCTATACCCGTGAAGGCATTCGTGCTGATAATGGTATCAAGAGTTACACGCCTATGGCTGCATTTCTTGCCACCTCGTTAGCCTTCGGGGGTATTATGGGCTTCTTCGGATATAACGAAGCAGACACTGCTTATCAGTTGGTGACTAATATGCTTGGGAAGCCGGACACTCTGACGAATGAACTGTTCAGTCATAATACTCCTGAACTGCTTACGCATGGTATCTTTAGTACTCTTGGCTTGGATATGACAAGTCGATTCAGTAATGCCAATCTGATCCCGGATAATATGGGACAGGCACTCATTCCATACGGTAGTGCGGTTCTGGATATGGCACAGGCAACTGGTCGCTTTGTGGTTCAGCCTAACATGACTACTGGTAAGATGCTGGGTAAATCCATTGCTCCTCAATCCATTCAAGGATTCTTGGAGAATCAGATGTTCACGGAGAAACAACCAGATGGTCGTAACCTCTATCAGAACAACACTGCTGGTCCTAACTTCGGTAAAGGACGAGTGTATCGTAGTGATGGGGAAATGGCTATGCGGAACTTTGGATTCCGTAGCATTGGTGAGTCCAAAGAACTGGCTAAGAACTACTCAGATAGTCAGATTCAAAAGGGCAATGCTGATGTGGTGGATCGTATCTTGACTCGGGCTAAGTACGACTCTATGAGTGGTAATCTGACCACTGCGAAGATTCAGGGATATATCCAACAAGCTGCACAGTTGGGGGAATCTCCGGATTCCTTTGTCAGTAAATTCAGCACTTGGATGAGAGATCAACACCTGTCCCAAGATGAGCAACAACGCTTGCAGAACGCTACTAGTGGTTTCAAAGGTGCTGTAAATATTAGGGAAGGAAGGTAATGGAATATACCAGCTATGAAATGACCAAGAAGTTCGAAGCACTTCGACTGAAAGCTTATCAAGATTCAGTCGGTGTCTGGACTATTGGTTATGGACACACAAAGGGTGTGAAAGAGGGGGATACCTGTACTGAAAAAGAAGCAGATGAATATCTGCGGCAGGATATGTGGATCAAGGAAGCGGCTGTTAAGCGACTGGTCCATGTACCGCTCACACAGGGGCAGTATGATGCACTGTGCGACTTTGCGTTTAATCTTGGGGAAGGTAATCTCGCGTCTTCGACGCTCTTGAAACTACTGAATGCGGGTAGTTATATGGAGGCGGGGATGGAGTTCCAGAAATGGAACAAGGCAGGGGGTAAGGTGTTGAAGGGATTGGTGGACCGAAGGGCCGCTGAAGCTGATCTGTTTCTACATCGTTAAAAGAACGGGGAGCCAATTGGCTCCCCTTTTTATTTATTCTTCTTCCAGATACCGAGTCAGAGTAAATCGTACAGCAAACAGATTAACTAGGAATGACCACTTCATAGGTAGACCAGTCTTGGCAAAGTCAGCTTTAGTAATGATCTCAAAGCCTACATTAGCACCGAAGATGGTCTGGAATCCAAGGGTCAAGGTATCAGTCAGAAAGAGGATCACCGTGGATTACTCAACCACATGATAATCAGACCAGCGCAGACAATTAAAAATATTACGAACCACATGTCCCACCTTTTCCACTGATATCACAGATGTCGTTCTCGACGAAGATAGTACCCACGTTTGCAATTGCCTCGCTGTAGGATACTTCGGTTAGGGGTTGACCTCCTCGACTCCCATCTGGGTAACACGTAAAGCCTCGGAGTCGGGGAGCATACTCGCTAAGGATTCTTGCAAATCGTCCAACATCTCCCTCGCTGTTGCCTTCGCTACCCCATTGTGGCAAGTTGATGGTGCTCGAAATTGACATATCAACGTAATCTTGAATGTCCGCTTGGAACTTGATTCGTCGTTCGAAGTCATGGCTGAGTTTGTAGGCTGTGTCGATGTCATCAGGGTTTAGCCCATACTCTTTGATGAGTCGGTCGGCAGTAGAATCGACGACGTACTCGTATTTCCAGACGGTTCCATCTGTAAGGTATCGTCGTTTGTAAGCAACTGCAAAGAGAGGTTCAATGCCAGTCGTAGTGCCTGCAAGGATTCCAATCGTTCCTGTGGGGGCAATGGCGCGATAACCCGCAGGTTTAGAGATATAAAGTCTCTCACAATGCTCATCAGCGGATGATTTAGATACGTCTCGGTAGATTTCAAGCCATTTGTGTAGTTCAGGAGTTACCTCATATGGTGATTTTCGTTTGAGCAGCCATTCATGAATACCCATGAGACCGAGGCCAAGGCGGCGGTTCTTCTCTCGTACTTTCTTTACTTTGTCGTAGGGGAGGTCAGCTCGAAGAGTACCGCATACAAGAAACTTACTAGCAAGTCGAACCACATCAGCGAACTCGTCAATGTCGTCGATATTTCCCATGTTAATGCTACCAAGATTACAAACGTCACTATCGTCAGCACTAGTAACCTCAGTGCAAGCATTGCGAAGCGTTTCATTCTGCTTATCTCCAAAATTAAATGAGAAGCCCGGCTCACCCGTCTTCATCGCCTGTCGGCAATTCTCAAGGAAGATAGGATTCAGGTGACGGTTCTCAAGATTGAGCCAAGCATCGTCATAGTTGACACTGATGTTGGTCATGTCCAGAGGTGCCGGATAATTGAAGTCTGCCATTTTCGCATCAGCAACCGTTAGGCCACTGTTACCAATCGGCATATTCGACCAGTCCTTCGACTTAAGGAAGTCCGGAATATCCTCGTGCTGCCAGTTCAGGGATGCGTAGATTGCGGAACGACGAGAACCTCCCTGCATAACATTACGCCCGACTTCGTTGACGGCTTGCATAAGAGGGATCGGTCCAGAGGCTTTTCCTCCGGTGCGTCGAAGCACCCGGCCTTTAGGCCGTAGAATAGAATAGTCGATACCAATACCACCGCCAGTAGTAAGGCAAGACATAGCTCGCCAAACCACATTAGCCCACTCCTCACGAGTGTCCTCTTCTGCACGCAGCAGGTAGCAGTTGTTGTAGGCTTTGAATTCACGTCCTGCATAATAAAGGTAGCGTCCACCAGCCAAGAATTTCATCTCCTTCATGAACTGTGCTAGTTGGCGACGCTCATCCTCTCCCATAAGTGGGTTAAGAGTACCACCGCGAGTACCGCATACATCATCAACAAGACGATCACATAGGGCGTCCCATGTGTCATTTGCGCCTTGGGCATATTTATTAAAAAACGTGTTGCGAGCGAAGCTCGACTTAAAGCGATTAACTTCCAAATATTACTCCTCTTCACCTTTGTCACGCAGATACTCACGCATCTGACGCTGCTTCTCCCACTCTTCTCGTTCCTGCTTCTCCACTCGGAGTTTCCAGTCGGCATGTTCCCGACGGTCTTTACGTTTCTTGATCTTCTCCAAATTCGTCGAAAAGTTCTTGTACGAGTTGCTCATAGTGTTCCTCAATCTTATCCGGAAATGCTTCTACCAATTCTTCACTGCTAATGTCCAACAATTCCACAAGCTCATCAGGATCGAGCCGCTCGGCGGCCCTTTCCTGTAGCTCACGAATGGTGATATTATCGTTCATCACCACTACCACTAAGCACATTACGTGCCTGTCGATCTTGCAACTTTTTGATGTTCATATCAGCGATATCATCCAAAGTGTATCCAAGAGCCTCTGCTGCTCGGGCTACATACCATAATACATCACCAAGCTCTCTTGCGGCAAGAGGTGCATCCCAATCGTCATCACGAATATACTTCTTGACCTTCTCTGCAAATTCCCCTGCCTCACCTGTAAGGCCAAGAGCAACATATGTTACTTCTTCCGGACGACTAGTACCGGCATACGGATAGAAAGCAAAGGCTTTCGCCCAATCTTGATATTCGTTAAAAGTCATTCAGTCTCCAATAGTGCCTTGGTCAGCGTTTAACAACGCTTTGCTGGAAACTGGAAACAGCTTCTCAACCTCGGCTTTGATTTTTTCTGCTACAATTCGGCTTTCATACTGAGCATGTGGATCAAGGCGAAGCTTGAGCATATCAGCGAATGCTCCCAGTGTGCCACTCCAAATCCACTCAGTCATGGTGTTCTGAGGCAGCACCATTCGTGCTTGTTCAGGACAAGTACCAAGGCTCAGAAGGTCTTTGTAGAACGTATACCCAGCCTCCGTTGCCATAAAGAGAATCATCTTGCCATTATCCTCTTGATCCCCTAATCCATGATCTGCACTTCCCTGCTTAACGTTCTCAGCCCTTGCACGAAGATCAGGCATATAGAACTCAGGCTCACTATCTACATACCGACGGCTCACTTCATTCCACGGCATGAACTTGTGCTTAACCAATTGGCGAGCCACAAAGATCGGTGCCTTGACACGGAACGTCATGAAAGCATGATTAAACGGGCTGGTGTGCTTGTGCTTGGCGAGGTAGTTGATAAGCTTGTAGTCAGCCTCTTTTAGATAGGCCACACCCTCAGCATCATACTCCAACTCGCTAGTCTTATCAAAACTCACACGAGCAGCATTAACCACGCTAATGTCGCTGCCCATGCTGTCGATAAGAGTTACCTCAATATCACTTGTTTTCATCGTCACCTTTATTGAACCAGCGTCGGATCACATACTGTCGGGCCAAGCTGATAAACGTATAGATAACCCCGATAATGAGGTTATCATGCACGGTCACATTATACCCAAACAGAGGGAAGACCAGCAGATTGGCTACAAAGTTGATAGAGTACCCAATTGCAATGTTAGTCCATGCTTCTTTCCAGCTACGTGCTTTAGATTGTGCCATCTTTAGGTTTCCAGAGATCGTCCAGATCAGGACGGGCCTTCATCATATACGACAAAAACATCCAGTTACACCCAACGTGGTCAATATGGGGTAGTCCACTTTCCTTGTCGATAAGTTCACCTTTCAGAATAGCGAACAGGTGACGCATCAGACAGCCGATAATGGAACTGTACTTAAAACCGCTCCGCCAGTTGTGAGGGGCGTACTTAGTCGCCCCGAACTCTAGAACTCGTGCAAGCCCCTCTAGTGCGAGGGGATCGAGCAGTTCTAACGGATTCTTACCTTCGTTGTATCGAAGTCCAGTTGGTTCGTTATTAGCCATATTTCTTGTTGAGATATTTAAGGGAAACCGGCATCAGGTCAAAGGCTCCATCCTCTACATCATGGAGCATGAGAATGCCTCGCCAGTGTTTGTTACCTTGACTGGACATATAATCCTCGTCATGTTCGTAGCAGCTACCGGCGATGATGCTGGTCAGTTGGGTTCCGTCTGCTTTGTAGGCCGTAGCGATTTGAAGACCTTGCTGGTGGCCTGCCACACACGACATGTGCTTTTTACTAAGCTGCGCAGATGCGGTCGTACATGGACGACCCATAATGCCGGTAGTAAAATAATGGGAGTAAGCAATACCATCCACAACCACCACATCAAGGAAAGGGTACACCTTAAACCCATAGGACTCGTATTGGAGATCATCAATGCTGATTGTTCCATCGAGTTTAGGGTCATCGTTGACCACTCGGTTGATCCGATTTTCATGGTTTCCTAGAGTTAGGATCAATTCAGGATTGTAACGCTCTTTGTGATTACGTGCTGCTCGTTTGTTATACTCCCAGAGCGGAGCGAGCAGAGCCCCCATAGCCGAGTGTGATGCTTCGATATCTGCTCGATACCGGCGACCTTCGAAAGACTTCTTGCCTACGTCGTAAGACGAGAGGCTAGGCATGTCAGCAAAGTCCCCCCCGCAAATAATCTTATCTGGCTTTTTGTCAACGATGTACCTACCTATACGGTTAAGGTAGGTAAAATCATGTCCCGGTTTTACTTGACAGTCGGGAATGTACAAGTGCTTTATATTATTGCTCCCTATTAGTCTCTGGCATTACCAGCTCACCAGTCGTCTCACTACCCTCATGCAAGAATGGCAGAGCACCTTGCATCAGTAGATTATTAATTGCATACTCTACCAGAAAATCCAGCTCCTTGCCAGTAAGATTACCTTGATACGTGTACGAGCCATCTTCAAGCTCGACGCTATGATTAATTTTCATTATTATTCTCCAGCCACTCAGGTGGCAATCCACGTTTTAAGTCAGTCCAATCGAATCCGTTTGCTGTTGCCCAATCACCGTACGTGGTAGGTGAACCTTTGTAGATACGATTATCTGCTTTATCAAAAAAGAAGCGTAGCTTGATGTCTGGATTCTGATCTCGAACCAGCACATATTTCTTACGCTCACTTGCTTTGAGATAGCCTTTTACTTCAATGTAGCTCTTGGGACCAATTTTAAAGTCCACGGTGTACTTATGATGACTTGCGGGTACAACATACGCAAGTTTTTCCACTTCATACTCCACCCGTGGCAGTAAAGCCGCCACTTTCCCTTCTAGTTTACTGCGGTAGATCGATGAGGTCGAAGGCTCTTTCGATTTCGTTCGAGATATAGTGTCCACCCTCCATCCAAGTTGCTGGATAATTAATATGGGCATCTACTAGATCAAGGTCAATAATACCAACCCAAGGCCGGTCGTAACCTTTGTAATACCCGGTGATTGTTACTACGCTGCCAGCCCGTGTATGGGCATTAAAAGGAAACTTCACCATCCATCCTTTTCATAAAGTTGATCCAATTCTTTTTCCTGCTCAAGCTCGTAAGTTTCTACAGCACCCTCATGATCGAACTTCTCCTGCTCAGCCCATTGTTTTTCACATTGGGCACAATCACACCACAGATTGTGGGTCATTTACTGGCCAGTTGAATTCGTCTTGTTCGTGTCGCAGGATGTACAGGAGTTTGGCGTTCAGAAGCATCGACTCT